TTGGGTCACTAGCAGATACAGTAGCATCTGAAGAACCTGATACAGTTGATGTTACACCACTTAATTTTGTTGCTGTAATTGCTGCACTTGAATTTACATCAGCATTAACAATACTTCCATCAGCTATTTTTCCACTTACTACAGCGTTGTTCGCTATCTTAGATTCTGTTACGGCATTGCTTGCTAAAGTATCGCTGTCTACTGAGCCATCAGGTAATCCACCTGTTGCTAGTCCTGTAACTGTGCCTGAACCATTAATTACTATTGCCATTCGTTACTCCTTTGGGTATTTGTCTTTGACTGCTTTGATTGCAGCTTGGAATGTAGAACCACCATCTCCGTTATGGTAAATCATATCTAGCTGGTCGCCTATTGATGGGTACTCGGATACTCTATTTCTTTGATAAGCTGCATCATCATATGTTTTTTGCATTGCTGCCACTCCAGCATTACAGTCAGCCTCTGAAGGTTTGGCATCAGAAGAATGAATAACTAAATTAGCATAGACTTTGTTCTTGCTATCACTCCATCCAAACCATTGACCTTGATGTAAACCTACTAAATAATCTTCAAGTGTGTAAGTCATTAGGTATCTCCTAATCTAAGAAAAGTAAAATATGTCCAGTTTCTATTAGTGTCTGCTTGTGTTAGTACAGAACTATTTGCATTCACAATTCTAAATCGTATTTTGTGAGTTGAAACATTAGTAACATCAAATATTATTTCTGCTGATGTATTTATTTTCATCCAACCACTTCCGACACTTCCAGCATAACACTTACCATCCTCATCCCAAGAAGAACCACTATCGCTTGATGTGCTAATATCCATAAATGGGTCTGACACACCATTAATTTCTGCTCCCCAATTACATCTTACAAGCCAAATTCCAGTTTCTGGAAAAGTCCACGCACCACCAGAAGTAGACATACCAGTTCCAATCTTTGAAAAATTAGCATCGTCAACTCTTTCAAGATTATTAGTAATAGTAGAATTACTGCTAAAATTAGCTGTTAATCTCCACATATCTGCACCCGATAATCCACTACTTAGTCCAGTTAAATTAGCACCACTAATTGCTGGCAATGTTCCTGTTATATTAGCTGCGGGTATAGCTGTTAAGTTAGCTGCACTTGCTGCTGGTAATGTAGCTGGAAATCTAGCATCTGCAACTGTACCTGTTAAGTTAGCTGCTGGTACGCTAGAGTTCTCATCTAACAGAGTACCTGTTGTGTCAGGTAGTGTTATCGTTCTATCTGTACTCGTATTCGGAGCAGTTATGGTTAATACCCCTGACCCCGATGCGTGACCTTGTATTTTTACTTTACTCATAATTCTCCTATGCTACTATCCAAGTTGAACCCGTTGGAATCGTTACTGAAATCCCTGAGTTAATTGTTATTGGTCCAGCAGTCAAAGCGTTATTGCCTGACGTGATCGAGTAGTTCGCAGCTATTGTGTGAGCATGCTCGTATAAACCTTTAGTTGTTGTGTTAGCGTCTGTATCTAATACTGCCCATGAAGCTGCACTACCGTTTGTTGTAAGATACTTTCCACTATTACTTGATTGAGACGGTAAAGCGTCTACTTCAGCCCAAGTCATACCACCGGTGTTACCTGATTGGGCAGACAAGAAATAGCCGTTAGTAGGCGTGTTACTTACCTTTAAATTTGCTTCATCAACTACGTTGTCTGCAATAACCTGTGCGCCATCTGCTGTAGATGTAACTTCACCACTATGATTAGGGTGTGTGTAGTTATTAGAGTTACTGCCTATATTGGCTAATTTAGTTTGCTCTGCATCACTAAACTCATTTGTATTCGAGTTAGATTCATATGCAGTTTTAATCTGTGCAGCTGTTTGATCAACCGTAGCATTAGCTTCTATATTATCTAATTTAGCTCCGTCTGTTGCTACGTCTCTGCCATCAAAAGTACTGTTAGTTGTAATAGCTCCAGTAAATGCTGCGCCAGTTAAACTAGCTTTAGCAGCATATAACGTATCAGCTGCAGCTTTAGTATAATGGTTTGCTACTTCAAAGTTACCAAAAGCATATACGTTAAGTTCGTCATTTGCTGCAGCTCCTGAAGTTAATGTTACCGTAGAAGTAGTAACTGTATAGTCTGCTGTAACTTCTAATACTACACCGTTAAGTGTAACCATCTCTGCGCCTACAACAATTGCTAATGTATCACCACCAGCATCATTGCCAGTAAACACTGTTTGATTAGCTGTAGCAGTAAATACAAATCTTTCCATTGTGGCTAGAGTTGCGCTTGAAGTAGCAATCCAGCCTGAAGCTGTATTTACTTTCATTACTGAACCAGTTGAATCGTAATACAAAGCACCTACAACTAATGCGTTTCCGTCATTGTCTACAGTAGGGGCACTTGATTTCGATCCTAAATATCTGTCGTCAAAATTATCATATGTTGCTGCTGCACTTGCTGCATTAGCTGCTGAGGATACCACGTCTGCTGCTGTTGCAACTGCATCTGCTGCTGTCAATGTAGCTTTAGCTGATGCTGTACTAGCACTTGCTGCTGCTTCAGTAGCCTTAGTTGAAGCTGTACTAGCACTTGCTGCTGCTTCAGTTGCTTTAGTAGTAGCTGTAGTTGCATGACCACTTGCTGCATTAATATTAGTAGCATTTCCAGCTACTGCATTAATATTAGTAGCGTTACCTACAACACTTGTTACATTACTTGCAATACCTGCTACTGTATTAATATTAGTAGCGTTTCCTGCAACTGCAGTTATATTGCTTGCGTTACTTACAGCTGAATTAATATTAGTAGCGTTACTTACAGCTGAATTAATATTAGTAGCGTTACCTGCAACACTTGTTACGTTACTTGCAATGTTTTCTACTGCTGCAACATCACTTGATATACCAGCAACAGTTGTAACGTCACTTGATATTCCTGCTACTGTAGTAACATTAGCTTGAATGCCAGATACAGTATTAATATGTCCTTGTTCAGTTGTAGTTGGTTTAATCGCTATCCAAGCAGAACCTTCTCGAACAAACATTTGATCGGAAGCAGTATTCCAATATAATGCTCCAGCTACTAAGGCATCTCCGTCATTATCTGTAGACGGTGCAGATGATTTAGCTCCTAAATATCTATCGTCAAACGAATCGTAAGAAGCTGCTGAACTAGTAGCACTTGTTGCTGCATTAGAAGCTTGAGTTGCTGCTGTACTAGCACTGGCTGCTGCAGCTGTTGCGGATGCTGCTGCTTCGTCAGCTGATGTATCAATAGCAATTGCATTAGCTACACTGCCTGAATAAAATGAATTTCTTGCCATAATATCTCCTATAATAAAGGCGTGCTAAATCTTGCAGAAAATGCTGCACCTTTCATACTTGCTCTAATTTCTTTTTGATTTAATGCAGTAATTTTTCCTTCAGTTAATGCGTCAAATTTTTCTTCCATTTCTATATCGCCTAAATAAACAGCTGCTGCTGTACAAGCAGCATAAAGTATAACCTCAAAGACATCAGACAAAATATAAGGAATAACTTCTACATATGCTGTACCACTTCCTGAGCCTACACTTGTAGCTTTAAATATAGTACCAACAGTATTGTTAGCAGAACCGTGATTAGTCCAAGTAGTTGTTCCAGCACTAGCAATTTTATAATATTTACCTACAACTAAAGCGGTTGCAGCTGTAGTCGCTGTTGCATAAGTTCCTATTGGGTCTTCTGCTTTATAGTAATACATACCATAATTGCCACTTGCCTTTTGTTCGCCATTCTCGTCTGTTAATAAAAAATTACCAATGTGTCTTGTGTAAGCATGTTTAATTTTGTTGTTATTAAAAACTTTAGAATCAACTCTGCTTAAAACTACATCTTCATCTTTATTAGTCGCATCATCTTTTTTTAATTCTATCATTTCCAAAAATCCTTCTGGAACAATTATGCTAGAGTTTGTAGCTGTTACTGAAAATCCTTGAGAAATTTCTAAGGTTGGGACTCTTAAGTCTTCATAAATTCGTGCTTCGCCTATAGATATAAAATCATCTATTTGCGAATCTGTTAAATCTGACCTGTTCAGCCAGTCGGCTACTCCTGTTCGTAAAGTAACCTGATCAATAATAGCCATTTAAATCTCCTAATGAAAATACATTAATTGAGGATAATCTCTTTTAATAATTGATTTGACAACTTTAAAGTCATCTCTTGTACAGTTTCCACTGTGTATGTTGATATGATATTTACTCATAATATCTAATGCAACTGAATCTGGTATGTTGCAGAATGGTTTAAAACCAGTATCTGCTTTTTTTCTAAATGAGCCACTAGTAAGTTCTCTCATATGCTTAGCCCATTCTAAATGGTCGTTAACATCTTGTGTAACACCAAAGCCACCACTTACTTTTTTTGTTCTTAAATCAAAACTATAATCTTTATCCATCGTATTTCCTTATAAAATATAACCCCCTCTAAGCAAGCAGGGGGTTAAAAGTGTTACGCAGTAACGTCTATAATGACACCATTACCAGTCGGAGCTTTCGCTTCGAAAGTAAGTTCTTGTACCATGTAAGAACGTAGTGAGTCACCATCTTCGTTAATGTCACGGAAGTGCATTGGACGAAGTGTGTTCATTGACATTGTAGAAGGATCGTATACAAATATCTCAGTGTTAGCCATTAGATAGTTGTGTACAAGTTCAACATCACCAAAGTCAGACTCATATAAGTCGACTGATTGACGAAGCTTTCCTTTCTCATCAATGTTTCTACGTACATTAGTAGTACCTGTCATTAGGTCAGAGAATCTAACCTTGTTAGTAGTTGACATCATTAGCTTGTTTGGAGCTACTGAAGTTACGCCATTAATTTGACGTAGAACTTCGTTAATGTCAGCCAACGAAACATTAGCGTTAGAGTGACCTGATTGTGCAACTGAAACGTTTGAACCGTCTCCAAGTCCTGTTACAGAACCAGAACCAGTTGCTGCAGCTGCTGTACCAGCAACAATATTAACACCTGCGTAAGCTTGGTATGCACCCATCTTACGAGCAGCTGCTTGAATATTGCCTGTAGCTGAGCCACCATGGTCAGCACGTACATTAGTGGATAGCATCCACTTTTCTACGTCACGAGCCATTTCCTTTCCACGCTTTTCAGTCTGATATTTAAATTCAGACTTACGACCAACTTTATCGACACTTTCTAATGTGCCAGAAACTCTGATACCTTTAGTAAAGATTTGAGTTTTGTTGGTTAAACGTGAAATGATAGGAGAAGCACTTTCTGCGAAAGATGATCCCTCAGCTGCTGCTTGTAGTCCTGCAGCTTCTAAAGTATCAGTCGACCACTCATGTAGAGTAGCTGTTGCTTTACCCTTGCCGATAGAGGACACGAATGGTGTCATATCACGAGAAATATTAGATATCCAATTCGCTAGGTCTTCTCTGGACCCGTTTGGTTGCGAAGTGGTTGTAAAGTTTGTAGCCATTATATTTCCTATGGTTAGTAAGGTCTAGCTTTCAAAAATTCCATCAATAACATTATCAAAGAGAATCTTGCTATCTTGCTCGGATGCTCTTCCTTTATTGGCGTTCTTTCTGGCAGCGTCCACCCTATTAGATTTTTTAGTTTTCGCAGCTACAGGTTTTTTCGTAGGCACTCGTTTAACTGGAGTTTTCTTTCTCTTAGCCGTCCCTTTATCAGAGTTTTCCGAAAGTCTTCTAAAATTATCAATAGCCTTCACCATCATTGGGTCAGTCATTGTATCGACTATTCGCTCGTCTAAACCAATGCTTAATGCAAAGTTTCGATTTGCCATAGCAACATCCTCCGACCAATCAGGAATTAAATCAGGAACTACTTGATTAAAGTGTTCGACTTGTTTTCCAAATTGTTCTTGCTGTTGCTGTCCCAATTGTTGTGACATGCCTTGTAATAAATTATCACGACTTGCTTTTCTTGTAGAATATTCCTCTTTAGCCTTGCCTAACTTATTGTTAAGTTTACTAGCTTGATAGTCATCTTCTTCAAATGCTTTGTCTACTTGGGCTTGCAGATGCTTTAAAACGCTTTGGTCTTTTGCATCTTCCCGTTGAAGTAGTTCTGCATTTACTCTTGCATAAATTTCAGCTTGTTCTCTAGTTTGTTCAAGAACCTTTGCCTGCTCTGCGAGCTCATCCCCTTTTTTTGACTGGCTCTGCTTTGTTTGATAGTTTGCAACAAGTTCTTCCATAGTAACTTCAGATTCTTCTCCGTCAATTTTCACGGGAACCTTAAAGTCCATATCGATTTCATTGTCTAGCTCATCTGATTCAGATTCTTGGGTAGCGTCCTCAGACTCATCCTCCTCTTCCTCTTCATCACTTGTGTTATCATCCTCTGCTTCATCAACTTCATCAGCGTCCTCGTTAGTGTGTGGATCTTCACCTTCAAGTTCTTCTGTCGCTTCGTCACTCTCTTGGGTAGCCTCTTCAGGTTCTAGACCTAAAACTTCATCCGCCAAAGCATCGAAATCGAAATCAGTGCCTCCCGACTCATCCGTTTGGGTAGCTTCGTATTGTGGTTCTGACATATTGTCTCCTATAAATAAGAGAGTTTATTATAACTCTCTGTCATCAATCATTCATCAAAGGTTTATAATAAAACCTCTTACTTCTTGCTTTGTTTTGGAAGAGCTGCAAGTAAGCTCTGTAAGTTTTTTTTTGTTATTAATAAATTATTCATATCAAATGCATTGCCGTTAATTTGTCTACCTCCAGCCAATACTTGAATTGTTGCTTCTACTTGTACGTCTATTTTATCTATTGCTCTTTTTAGGGTATCTTCATTCATCATTCATCACCTTTTGTTTGTTCAACTTTATTATCTTTTGCCATAATAGCATTTTCTATATTGCTCATTACAGCGCCTTGACTTATTGCTAACTTATAAATAAACTCTCTACGCTCTGTTTCAAAGTGTTTAGTTTCTAACCACTCACGAAACAAGGCGTTAAGTATATCCTCAGTCACCATTGTCATTGTATCTTTTATTTCAGTACACTGGTAGCCTTTGTTCAAAACTCTCTGTGCGTCATCATATGGCGATACTTTTTTTGGTTTGCCATTGTCTCCAGCTTTATATGCTGGTTGTCTTTTATAATTTGCCATCATTCATCTCACATGTTTAGATATTGGTCAATAGATATTCTTTTAAATCCAAGTGTCTGGAGTATACCTAAAGTTTTTAGAGCAGCTTCAGAACTTACAAGAATTTCTAAGTCTTCACTTTCTGAAGCAAGCTCAGTTATTCTATCAATAGCCTCCGCTATTAACATTGTTCTGTTCTCCATACTGCTGCTCCTGCATCATCTGTTGTTCTTGCATCATTTGCTCTTGTTCAGCTTCTGCTTTTTCCCGCTCTTCTGTATCTTGATATAAAGATAAAAAATCTGCTGGAATTTGTTGTGGCATTTGAGCACCTTTGTCTTGTGCTTTAATAGCTAAATCAGCCCACTCTTTATTAGAATCGTCAGCTGCTTGTAACAATTGACGCTTATTGTCAATCTTCTTATTGTCAGCTTCAGCTTTAATTAAAGTTATATTAGCCTGTTGGCTTTCTAATTCTAATTGAATTGCAGCTTGTTCAGCTTGTTCTTTTAGCTGGTCTTTTTGTTGTTTCTTTTGTTGAGCTTCTTGTTGCGCTTGTTGAAACTCTTGAGTAGCTGGATCATTTAAGTACCTTGTAGGGTCCATACCCATGTTCTTAAGAATGTCTACAGCTAAATTATAAGAAGACATTGGATTAATAAAAGCTTCAGATGTAGGGCTTTGCGCCATTTGAGGTAACAACTGTGTAAGTTGCATTAACTTCTCAGCCAAAGAAGTATTTGAATTTTCTCCAATGTTTGCCTGAATATCTAAATCCATATTGCCCGGCATCATCTGTAACTCTTGCGGAGTAAGTGATGCATACCCTTTATCTGTCTTGTACATTGTAGGATTCTTAAGGTTGCTTTTCATTTCCCTTAATACGCCACGACATAAATCTTTAATACCTGTCTCTACAAATCTACGTGCAATATGCTCTACTCTTATCTGTGCAGCATTCTGCGCACCTGCCATCTTTTGCTCAGAGTTGCCAGATACATATAACGTATCATTTAAACCCATAGCAGTTTTACTAAGCCCAGTAGATTGCTCTTTCTGAAGCCCCAGGAATTCTAACATTCCGCTTGTACCAGCACTCATTGGCTCTGGCTGGAGCTGTTGTACTGCTGCTGCAGGGTTTCCATTTGTAGGAATAATCTGCTTTGGTACAGGATTTTGTAATGCTGAAAAGTCTACAACATTAGGATCGGCTAGTGTTCTACCGTAATTGCCAAAGTACACGTTCTCTACAAATCCTCTAAGAATAGCTGTGGTTGCTTGTGTCTGTGGGCGAGCCATGTCAAGAAGTGACAATCCATAAAACTCATGTGGTATCTCAATAGGATTAAGCACTGCTACTGGAACGTAAGCCACATCATCCTCTTCTAGTATTGTATTACCAGCTTTAATTACATGTTTAAGTTCTGCAATACCATCACCATCTCTGTCAGAACGAATCCAACATTCAATAACAGTAATGCTTATGTTAGCTTCTTCTTCATCTTCATCTGAGTTGGTTAGCCAGTTCTGAATACCAGCAGAGTCTTTTCTAGCAAATGCTTCATAAGAAAAACTAGAATCTCTAGTTGTCGCCTCTTCTCCAATCTCATCCAAATCAATGTCTAAATCTGACCACGTTCTTCTGATGTCTGAGCGAGTCATTTCTGAAACAATACCTACAAAAGTTGCATCTGTTACTGAAGATGCTGCACGGTCAATCAGGAATGATTCAGGGGGTATAGTATTAAGTTTAACACCAGACTTGTCAATCTTTCTTCTAAGTCTAACATCAACATATGGATAATAACTTGTGCCGTCATCATTTACAACTGGTTCGTCACCTATTTGTAAGTCACCAATAATTTCAACATTTATATCTGATAGTATTTGGTCAAGCACACCTTCTTCAATTTGTTCGTATTCTTCTACAACATAATCGTAGTGTTCTTCCCATCCCCAAGTTAGGGCACTATTGCCAAAGACAACTGCTGACTTTATCCACGTGGAAAGTTTCGACCATCCATCAGGATTTGAGTTGAATAGACAATAGTTGACAACATCCGATGCAATCTGTGACGCTTTAACAGCAGCCATCTCGTTGCTATACGGTGTAAATAAAGCCAATTTATTATTGTCCAATAATAGTTTGGTCAATAGTGCGGTATATCCCTCAGCTATCTCGGCTGAGTCTGAGGATACAATTGAACTTACGCCTTGTGGTTTTAAATCACCTTGGGCTTCTAAGCTCATTTCATATACGGCATTTTCTCTTCTCTTGCTTACATCTGATGAATTGGTATTTCCACCAGTAGCATTACGCATATGACGATCTATTGACTGAATCAACATGTCGTCATCAATCTTCTCGATTTTCTTTTTCATTCTCACTCTCTCTGATTTTGTAAATATTCGCTATTTAAAAAAGTTGCCAATGAATCAGCAAAGGTTTTATCTAGCTCTGGTGTCATTGAATTAAAACCTTCATCTTGTATCATTGGTCTTAAAACTCCTGCAGACATTCGAGCAAATTTTTCTGATGGAAGCATTTTATAATCTGAATGTTCTTGAGAAACTCTCCAAGAAGGTTTGTTCATTCTGTTGTAACCCGGGTCTGTTAATGCTGTAGAAATATATTTACCAAACCCTTCTCTAGGGTTAACAACTCCACCATGATGTCCTCTATTGTTAAGTAATTCTCGCAACCCTGTGTTGTTTGGATTGTTTAAATCTAAATGTTCAGTTGCAGGGTCGTTCATCCATGCATTATATAAAGTATCTTTGTTCCAGTTTTGTTCGCCCTGATGAAAAGGATGATTGTAAAATTCGGCTTGATTTCGATCCATTAATTCACTTCCCATCCATCCTCCCAAGCCAATAACACTGTCAAGATAATGTGCTATTTCATGCATGCCTACAGAATCATAGGGACGAGTATGCATAGGGCTTCTAGTTAGATTGTTAAATTTCTTTGTTTTTATTATAGGATTAACTGGTTGCATTTCATTCCAACCTAAATCTGTTATAGCTAAAGTAGGTCTATCTCTTCTATCGTCTACTTGATAAGGCTCAGGCAATCCCAACTTTCGTGCTTCTTCATTCCTAGCCAGTTTTCCTTCAAATTGATTATGATTAACATTAGAATAAATCCCAAGATTTTCAGTTGGGAAACCATCATCGTCTATTTCAAAACCAAAAGTTTCAAAATATTGGTCGCCTGCAGTTCCTGCATTTTCGCTAATCCAATTTCCACTTCGACCTTCTTCTGTTATAAAGTTTACATCTCTAGGAAGATATGCTGCTCTAGAAACTGGAATAGTGCCTCGTGTATTCCAAATAGTATCTAATGCTTTAATTGAAGGTTCCCATTGTTCTGCTGCATTTCCCCAAAAATGTCCTCGACTACCAAGACCTAATTCTTGTGTCGCTACTTGTTGCGGTGGTGGCTCTACATATGGTGGTATGCGTCTTGGTTTTAATTCTATTCCCATTGTGGCTCCTTACAGCCACTTAGTATCTGGCTGCTCATATAATGTATTCATTTCACCCCAGCTAAATGCTTTATTTGTTAAAGCATGTCCGTGTGTTCTGTAGGCTTCACAAGCAATAGCAAGTGACATAACCATATCGTCATAGTGTCCAGTTGAGGCTTCAGCCTTACCTGACTCTGTAACAATAAAGTTTCTTAGCTCGTCTAACAACATAGCAGATGGAATCATAATGTCTTCATCTTCAATCATTCGTCTAAGATTAGAAATGATTGGTGGTCTAGTTGACATAGTTGTTTTAAAACCTAAATGATTCACATTATCACCAGCAGTGTTAGCTGTTTTCTTTTGCATATATATATTAGGATAGTTCATACCAAACAGTTGTTGTACTGTAGCTAATCCAATTGAGTTGCTTTCAGGAACTACTAAAGCATTGTTATACCATCTGCCAAGATAGAATATCATTTTGCCGTAGCTTACTGGATCAATCTTATTGTTACGATATATAGCACATATCTCTCTTTCTTGATTTAAAACAGTAGCAACTGAGTAATCACCCTTTACGCCTAACGCAACGTCAGCCCCAATAATATATTTCTTGTCTTTGTTTGGAGCAGTCCATACACTTAAGGAGCCTTCTTGTGATTCGTCAAACGCACTAAACGCTTCGTTGTATTCTCGTATAGACTCTGGAGCCATTGGAAGATACTTGTCGAGCGTCTCTTTACTGAAGACTGAAGAACCAGACTGTATGAAAGATTCTTCCGCAGTGAACGGGTATTCTTGTTTAAATGTTGAGCTTGAAGTCTCA